TTAGAAGTTGTATAAGCGATTATGTATGGCAACACCACCAGCATGACGATGATACTCTTGATGAGGGATGGGATGGCTCAATGTATGAGCAAGTGAAAATGATACTAAAGAAAAAGGAGGATTAAATATGACATGGCTATGTTGCAATCCAGATGGAAAGGAGTTTGTCTTTGCACAAAAACCTTACCGTGAAGATTTAGGCGATGGCAAACCTTATTGGGAAATGGATGCCGTTGATTATTGGTGTGAACTACCCAAAGGAAGAATCAAGCAACTAATAGGTCGCTCTCTTACATGGAAGGACGAGCCAGTTGAAACGAATATTAAAGGTTTGGAAATTTGTGTATAAATCAAAATAATATGAAAATTCTGACAAAAAAGAAACAGCACGAAGCATTGAAAAGAATATTGGCTAATGCAATCATAGCTTATGACGCTATTAAGAGATTTGAGGATAAAGAAAAAGAAATGGACGCTAGTAACCATATAATGAACAACTTGGTTGATTCTGCCTATTTTATTGGAGGCGCAGATTTAATGGTTGAAGCAGGTGAACAGTTTGTTAAAATTATTTGCAAGGAGGAATAACTATGGCTTGGGTAGCTTGTAATAATAGTGGGCAAGAAATAATCTTTAGGAACAAACCACTTAGACATTTTTGTTTGCCTAGTTGGATTGCTAATGATATTTCTGAAAATAGATATGTTGTTGTTCCCGATGGCAGCATCAAGAAGCTGATAGGAAGAGAGCTGACGTGGGAAGATGAACCAGTTGAGCTAGAGGAGAATTGAGTATGAAGATTAGAAAAATAAAGAAACGCTATAAGAAGATAATACCTCAATCAAGAAAGATGGGGTATTTCGCTTACAAAAGATTAAGAAAGGTAAGCGTCAGAGCTTTTGGTCAATTTCATGGGTATCGCAAAGAATGCGGTACTTTTGTAACTTACGAAGTTAGAATATTGGATAAGACTAAGAAATGTTGTTATCCTTTCTACTTTACATTGAGAACTAAAGGTTTGAAAAATAATAAAGACTTAGTGGTATGAAGTTTAGACAAGCAAAGAAAATTATGAAGCAAGTTTACAGAACTCACTATTGGGCATGGCGACTTGGTTATTTCCATGGCAAAAGAGATTCAGGCAAGCTAGCAGGAGACCATCGACTGATAAAGGCGATGAGAATGACAGGTAAATTGTAACCCACAATCCCCACTCAGCTATCACAGTTGAGTGGGGGAGTAACTAATAAAAAAGTAAAAAATGGAACGTAACACAGAGACAAAGACATTGAGTTTCAGCAAGGGAATGACCAACATTCCGAGTGATAACATCTGTACAGACGATGAGCTTATGGAGTCTGTCGGATTCATCTACCGTGATGGGGAAATGAAGCCGATACAGAAGCCATTCTGCATCACAGGCGATACGCCGCTTGAAGGAAAGCTTGTGTATGTTCACAAGTTGGCAGACTACAGAAACCTTATCACCTACGTAGAGGACAAGAAGCAGCTCCTCATCCACATCTATGCTCAAAGTGGAGACACCACAGCGGAAGATAAGCAGACGATAGAACTTGGCTCAAAGTTGCTAGACATCAAGCATGTTGGTAATACATTGGTGTGCGCTATAGAGAATGGGAATCATTACTTGCTATTCAAAAATAACAAGTATCAAGATCTTGGTACGGATTTACCAGAGCCTGGTATTGTTATAGGCTTGCAGAGTACTAGCGACCAACCAACTATGAAGACTAATTGCATATTGAAAGAGTTGGTCAAAGATTCTGATATGTATCTGGTTCCGAGAAATAGCCAAGATAAGGATTACTCGTATGACGAAAATGGGCAATTGGTTAAAGTATTTACCAAGGACGGAGTGCCTAGTAATATATATACAAGATACAAGAAATACGAGCTATATACCGACAAGGAAAAGTGGGATAATGCTCAAAAGGCTATTCAAGGTCACATTGGAGAGGTTGAAAAACTATGCAAGAAGAATAAGATGTTCCTTCATCCTTTCTTTGTTCGTGTGGCTTTAAAACTTCACGATGGTAGCTATGCCAAGATTTCTAATCCAATAATCTGTTATCCTAGCGTTCGAAAGAATGTCTATATGGTACCTGTGTGGTATGACGAAGATAGCAAAACGTGGAAAGAAACAAATGCTGACAATTGGGCTGTTACCGATTTTATGTATTTCCCAAGAACTGCACACATAGAGTTTGCTCCTATCCTTAAGGACTGGGAGAAATGGAAGGATATAGTAAAAGAGTTCGTGGTATTTGCAACGAAAGAGGTCGTTCCTTACAAGTTGGAGGAAACATGGAACTTTTCTGCTCCTCTCGATTCTCAGGGTAAGATTTACGCAGATAGCATTGAGGTTGATACGGCGGCAACACCTGTTCAGATGAAATATCAATGGGGCACAAATACAGAGCATGGTATGAAATACCCAGCTACGGTTATTCAACCGACATACAAAAGTGATAAGGAAATTATAGAGGAGCTTCTTACTAGAACACAATTTTATAAGCTATTATCTCTTAAGACAGATGGAAGTGTTGGATTCTTTCCTTCGTCAGAAGGATTAAGTTTCCTTTACTGGTTGAAAGGAAAAGACTATATCAAGGATGGAGTACTAGAGAACCTAGAAGAGCAGGAGCAATTGCCAAAGGATGATTACTATGGGTGGACTAAGAACGTTTTTACAAACATGTTTACTTATAATAACAGATTAAATTCTTTTGGCATAAAGCGTTATCCTTTTCGTGGTTTCGATTATTTTGTCGCAAAGAAAAATAAATCTTATGTAGAGCCATACGGAAATATAATTGACGTTACTTTCTATGTTCACATCGTTTCAAGCAAGATGGATAGATGGGTTAAGTCTAATGACACAGGTTATGTGTATGGATTGGACGGATGGTTTTATTATCCAGACCCTAATGCAACAGAGGTGATTATCTATCGTCATGATCAAGGAGTAAGTAAAGGCAGAAGAATACAGCTTAGACAACATCCTATGTTGAACGGCTCATACTCATTCGAAAACTTGCCTCTTTCTGGAAATAACTACAACATAGAAGATAATATCGAGCTACCAACTGTAGATGATAACGCATGTGAAGAGATGGATTCGCAGATATACACATCAAATGTCAACAACCCTTTTGTCTTCGAGGCATCTGGCGACAACACTGTAGGCACAGGCAAGATACTCGGCATCACAGCCAATACCGATGCTGTCAGTCAAGGACAGTTCGGTCAGTTCCCTCTGTTGGTATTCACCACCGAAGGCATCTATGCCCTCTCTGTCAACTCTGAGGGATTGTATTCCGCAGCCTATCCTGTCTCCCGAGACGTGGCTAACGATAACTCTCCATTCACACCGACCGACAAGTTCATCTTCTTTACCTCCAAGAAGGGATTGATGGCAGTGAGCGGCGGAACGTCTGCTTGTGTGAGCCGACAACTCGGAGGCAGATTGCCAGACGATTTGAATTATTTCAGCGCCGATGGCGAACCGCTTGTGTTGGAACATATCGACCATGCAGGTATTGTTAAGTTCTTGAAGGATTGCCTCATCGCCTACGATTATCAAGCATCGCTCCTTCGCATTTTCGGCAAGGATAAGTCCTACCAATACATATATAATATGGAAGACCAAACCTTTGCCCTTGATAACAGCGGAATCGTAGCCCAGGCAGTAGTAAATGATTACCCCGACAACCTCATACAGGATACCGATGGAAATGTGTATTCGCTGACAGATAAGCCAGATGTTAATGAGGACGAGAACCTGTATAGCGGCACCATTATCACTCGACCGATGAAGCTAGGTAGCTCACTCATACTGAAAAGCCTTCGAGCAATCCAGCACTTCCGTAGAACAGAGCAAGGAAAGTTGCATTTGGATATTCTCGCCAACAACAACGCCGGCAAGCAGTGGTGCAAACTACCTTCACTCTTTGGCAAGCCGTGGGCATACTTCACCTTTAAGTACACCCTCACCGACTTCAAGGCTTGTGATTCCTTTCAAGGCACAGCGGTAACCATCCAAAACCGCCGTTCTCTGCTCCGAGGGCAGAACTAGCCATCAAAACCACAAAGGCGACTACTCATTACGAGCGGTCGCCTTTTTCATTTCAACTAAAACTTAAACCTTAAAAAACTTATGAAACACATTACGAAGAAATCCTACTATATATCCTAACCAGAAGCACCACAAATGCAGAAGTCCGTTCACATTCGGCACGATCATGGTGCAAACGATGAATGGCATCGCCTTTACGAAGGCATCCTTCCACTTTCCTGTTCTTCCCCACATAATCCCAAAAGCACCAAACAAGAACCCCGAAAGCCCCATCGTCTCACCATCCACATACATCGGCAGAAAGCTAGCCACTACAGCCACCCCGAAAGCCTCAGCCAGAGGAATCTTATTCCTGATGCTCCAGAGCACCATCATGTTGATGCAAAGATGAAACACATTCGCATGGCAGAAGCTATACACCAGATGATTCCACCATGGACACCCATCATAGAATCCAGTATGCAGGAAATATCCACCAATGCAAGCCAAGATAAGAACCATTTTAACCCTTAAGTTCCTTATTTTTCCGTCTTGACCTAATATCCTCGAAATGGTAATTTTTTCCATATTTCTTTAATGAGGGGAAAATATCTTTAAACGTATCTGCGCTGATATAAAATTCTGATGCCGGCTGAGAGACCAAGAACTGACAGATGAACCAGAGCGATTTGCCCATAAACTCTTGCTTTTGGGTCATTTGGTTTAATATCTTAAACATCTCCAAATACATGCTCCGAATCTTTGGCGACAACTTTTCTAGCTTGGAAATGTCGCCCATAACCATTGGTCGCAACATGTCGTATGCTTGTTTGGGGGTAACATAAAAGCGAGGGGCAGGATGGGTAACGGTCTTTTCATAAGCCTCCCTCTGGGTGCGGCATTTGGTATAGACCTCCCGATAAGCCTCCATTAGGTCTTCTCGCATCTTGCAAGTCAACTCAAATTTTCTTCTCACCATACACTTGTCTGTTTAGATGATGCAAATATACAACTTATTTAGAAAATATCCAAATTGTATAGTAATATTTAACTTTTTACCATAAAAATGTTCCTTTTTGTCTAGAAATGCTTAATTTTGCAGAAGATTAATACATTTAACCTATATTTAGCTGGAATTAGTAATTAATTCTACATAATTATTTTTAAAACGTAAGTAATATGAAGCAAAAGAACGATTCACCTCTTACGGAAGAGGAGCGGCAAGCCGTGCGTAGCGTAATACTGAGCCGCAAGATTTATTGTTTTTATGAGTTCCTGTCTTGGCTGGCACCATTTCTTCTGATGCTAAGCCACTGGTACGGTGTATATGATTACAGCAATTATCCGAGACCTACCATCCTCGATACAGATGATAATGGCAGTTGCGTAATCTGGATGTACGTGCTATGCTATCTGTATATGCCGTTTGCCATGATACCTGTGAGCTATTTCTTTCACTGGTGTTGGATTATCCGCATTCCGTTTTACTACTTCATAGGCATCAATGCCATCCGACTGTGGTACCAGCATTGGTTCATGACACCCGAGCAGCTTCCTGCCCACTACTTCTTGATAGTATTAACCCTTATCATATACGCTTATGGAATCATTAGCATTATTATCGAAGGCAAGAAATGCCCTGCGAATGTTAGAGAATGGAGAGTGTGGTTTCGATAACATTCAGCGTGAGTCTGCCATGCGAACCCTAGACTACTTTATGAGCGGCAATAGCCACTTCAACGAAATATCAGCCAGAGGTTGCATAGCACAGATGTATTACTATCGTTCCGACACCGAGAAGGCTTTTGCGCCATACTTCTCCTACGAGGAGGTCAGGGAGGAATACGAGAAGGTAGCCGATGCTATCCCAGACTACAACTTATGGGACTTCGCCGTCACCATGAACCTAGTCTATTCCAATCACATCGAACTTGTTAGGAAATGGTCTCGAACGGAGCAGTCTGTCATCAACAAGATAACCGACCTTTCTGTCAGTTTTCTCTCTGATGAGGACACCAATCACCCCACCGACAAGATATTTTGGTATGTTACAGCAGGGTAGTCGTGGTATCGGAAAAACATATCGGAGTATCATTTACCTTTGTCGCCATTAATCAAAACATTAATGGTATATATGACAGAGATATTTCAAACATTCCTTCAGGAGCACCTATATAGGGTTGCGTTGATCATCGCACTCTGTATGGGTGCTCTTGTTGTTTCCATGGGCGTTGACCTCTTCTTTGGCATCAAGAAAGCCAAGGAGAACGGCGAGGCTACCACCAGCCGAGGATTCAAGAAGACGTGCGACAAGGCACGCAAGTACTTTTCACCCTTCATGGTAGCTGTGTGCATCGACATCATCGCCGCTTGTGCCAACTGCCCTGTACCTATCTTCTCGATGCTGTGGGCAGGATATTGCGTGTTCTGCGAGTTTGTTAGCGTTCGAGAGAAGAGCTGGCAAAAGGCAGAGATTCGGAAACAGGAACGCACCGTTAGCATTCTCCTAGAGAACAAAGATGATATAGCCAAGGCTATGATTGAGATTTTGAAGCAAACAAAGGCAGAGGAGGAACAGGCATGAAGATAACAAGAGCACAAATGTTGGAGATTGTCGGTGATGCCAATCGTGTTGACCGATACTTGCATTACATCAATATGTGGGCGGACACCTTCGAGATTAACACACCTCTTCGCATGGCATATTTCTTAGGACAGGTTTTGCACGAAACCAATGGATTAAGACAACTTAAGGAGGTGGGCAAACCAGCTTACTTCTCCAAGTACGACAAAGGCAACCTAGCCAAGATGTTAGGCAACACCCAGAAAGGCGATGGACTCAAATATCGTGGACGAGGTTTCTTGATGTTGACCGGACGAGCCAACTACCAAGCTTATCAAAACTCAGGCTTCTGCAAGGGCGACATCATGAGTCAACCCGAACTGCTCGAAACTCAAAATGGCTCAGTCAAGAGCGGCATGTGGTATTGGTGGAAGAAAGGTCTCAATGCCCTCGCCGACAAAGATGATATATTGAAGGTCACAAAGAAAGTCAATGGTGGAACCAACGGACTTTCCGAGCGAACCAAGTGGACGGATAAATGTAAAAAGGTTTTGTGCGTATGAAATGGTATGATGTAAATATATGGACAAAAGCAATTGGTGCTCTGCTAGGTTTGCTTCTCATTTTTCTCTTGTATGGCTGCAAGAGCAAAGAGTATATCAAGGTGCCAGAGTATCACACCGAATACGTGAACCACACCGATACCTTCCACAAGTTGGATAGCGTATATCTAAAAGATTCCGTTTTCATGTACCAGAAGGGCGATACTATCTACCACACGAAGATAACCTTCCGTGACCGCTACCATAATATATATAAGGTGAAGCTAGATACCATCATCAAGCAAGATTCCGTTTCCGTCCCATATCCTGTGCAGAGAACGCTCACCAAGAACGAACAGCGACTGATGGACATCGGTAGGGCATCTATTATCTGTATTCTCTTGGCGTTAGTCCTTGGAGTGTCAACCCTCATTTGGTGGTATCACAACAAAAAGTGCTAGCTTATGGCTGAGATTTCAAAGGAACTGGAGGCTATTGATTCCATACTTATGGAGTTGCACGACCGTATTCGCTCGGGCAGATGCCTCACGAACAAACTTCAAAATTTTATGATGCTCGATTTCCTCCACATGATCGCCAACAAGGATGAGGGAATGAGCTTTGCCGAAGCATGTTCCTACACTCGCATTCGTCCTTCCACCTTCCGAAGGTTAGTCAAGGAGGGCAGACTTCCAGAAGGCAAGAAGCGAAAGGGCTTCACCGAGAAGTTCTGGTATGCAAAAGATTTGGATAAATTCTTAGATAAATTGTGATAGTTGTTTTTCTTGTTTTGTTGAAAGATTGTTTATTTATTTTAAATTTATGTTGTTCATAACAAAATCCCCACTCAGCTGTGATAGCATGGTGGGGATTCTTCTTATATCTTGGCTACCGAGTGAACACCATCGCCTCCGTAACTCAACTTGTCTTTCTTCTTCCATTGAGGTTTCTCCATGTCGTTGGCACTAACCCAGAGACCGATGGCTGTACTCATCAATACATCATCGTGGTTTCCGTTGCCTACGATATTGCCAAGGCTACCATCGTCATGTCGCTCATAGATTCTCAGCTCATGATACATTTCTTTGTCAGGCTCATCCCAAAGCATATCGTCCACAAATTGCTCTAGGTTGTCGATTACCCATCCCTTGGTTAGCTTGTTGGTCTGGAATCCATACTTAGCCAGTACGTCATCACTCACGTCCTCTGGGCTGGTTGTGCGCTGATACAGGTTATCATAGTAGTCCGCTATCTCGTTCAGAATGCTTCCGAAGTGGTCGCCTTCCGTGTTGTTGTTCTTCTCTCGGTCGGCAGTGTTGCTCTCAATCACCAGCATGGCATCATCGTAGTAGTGAGCCAGAGCCGCAGCCATCCATGCCAGCTTGTCGTGCCTTACGTGACCTCGGTACCTAGCCACCACCCTAGGCTTGCCCTTGATGGTCGGTATCATGCCAAAACGGTCTATCACGGTCATTACGGTGTAGTCCGATGTCGTGCTCTTTCCGCCAATATCCACGCTTACCACATATCTGTTTTCTACTTGCAGCACGTTTGGAACCGCCCAAATCTTCAAGTCGCCCATGCCGTCGGTTCGTATGCTGATTTTCGACTTGGCGATGGTCTGGTCGTTCTTCACTGCTGTATTCACCATGATGTCCGCCGTATAGAGAGGCTCACGCTTATACTTCTTCTGTAGGTCGTCTATCGAATAAGGATTGAATACCAAGTTACCAGAGTTACGGAAGGCATCTTCCTCATCTACTGGTGCCTCGGTGGCACAGAAGGAATGAGTGGTGAACTTGTTGCGGAAATTCCTGTACCATTCGATGGCTTGGAAGCAAGCGCCCTTCTCCCACATTCTCCAGAAGAACTTGCCTGTCTCTCGGTAGCCCTTAGGGTTGGTGGTCTTGTCTCTGTTCTGCAAGAGCCATCGGGCAAAGGCTCGCTCGTCCTTCACTTCCTCCATGTCGTGCTCTATGAAGAAGCAAGGGATGAAGAGGAAGGAGTAAGCATCGTTGTTCTTCGGGTCCATGGCAAGTTGGCACTTCTCGTAGAAGAATCCCGAGTTACCCTTTCCTGTGCTCTCGAATACCTCCAAGTTGTCCTCTTGGTTTCTGATACCACCAGAGATAGACGAAATCACGCCCTCAGGGTCGTGCTCTGGGGTCTTCTTCCAGTAAGCCACCTCCGAATAGTGGGCGCAGTGGAAGTTGCTACCACGCACCGAATCGAAGTTCTCGAAGGATGCCACTGTCAGGGTGCTTCGTCTTATCGCCCTTATGCCATCCGTAACTTGGAAGTCGTCAGGCGAGTTCTCATAAGGCGAGAATTGCAGCTTCGCACCGCTGTGTCCGAGTGTCCAACCTGGTTGATGCTCCAGAGCCTTACGATACATAGCCTTGATTTTCTTAGCCGTGTTCTTCTGCTGTGCCAGCACGATGGCGTTCCATCCGTCTCGCCTAAAGTCTTGCAGCCACTTGATGTAGAGCTGGGTTAGGGTAGAGCCTCCCCACTGTCTCGCTTTCAGAATCACCACTCTGATAGCGGCTCCGCTCGTTCTTAAGTCCTCGAAAATCTTCAAGAGCTTTCTCTGAGGATAGTTCAGCTTGAAAGGTATCATGTTACCTGTCACCTTATCCTCAATCTTGTCGGTCGCATATAGCGCAAACTCGGGGTCTTCTCTAAATCTAACCTTCATAATCTCGAAGGTCAGCACCATAATGAGCTGCTTGGTGTAATAGCTTTTCTCGTTATACTCTCGTCCCCACACCTGTATGATGTATTGCTTCAAGCAGCCCACTTGTTTGAGTCCCCTATATAATAAGGTACGCATACATTCCCTTGGCACCCACATCTTTTTGATCATGAAGTCGGGCAGCTCCAACACTTCCCTGTGCTCCATGTCGTAGCAGTTTTCACCTGTCCACGGATTATAAGTTCCGTATATCTCTTCGTACCTCGCTCGGTTCTCCAGTACGAGGTCATCTATTTCCTTTTCAGTTACCTGTGCCATTTCCCAAGTCATTTAGTTCCTCAAAGTCAGCGTCCTGTATCTTCGGTACGCTCTCCATGTCTAGAGCCTTGTCGTTGCTCACCTTCGTCATACCCATCGCAGCAAGCTGCTTGAAGTCCTCATCCAGTCCATGGGTCACGCTCACCTCGCTCTGCTTTGGTATCATGTGCTTCATCAAGTCCTTGTAGATGGTTACGTAGGTCTTAGGGTCGTACTCGGCTAGCTCATTCATCTTCTCCTCAAATTTCTCTTGATGGCGAGCCAAGAAGTCACGCAGAAATTCCTTCTGTGCGCTCTTCTTTACAGGTAGTACAGCCTTTGCCTTTTCTGCCCTTTCCTTCTTAAGTTCCCTTACGGTCTGAAAATCGAAATCATCCATCGTTCTAATTAAACATTAAACACTACACACTAAACATTACCCGAACGGTTTCATCGGATGCACCAAGCTTCCTGCCTTGGTGGCGTTAGCCGCATCTATGATGTCGAGTTCGTCATCTGCCAGTTGCTGAGCCTTGTCGGCAGTCAGAGGGTCTTTGCTTGTCAGCGTGAGCATAAAGTATTCATACAGAGCACCGGTCGAAATATAATGGTGAATGTTCTGCACCAGCTCGTCAAATCGGGCATCGTCCCAAGAGTCGGGCATCCTCAGCCACATTTCCTTCTCTTCCCATTCGTTCAAGGCGTTGTCTCTCACCCTGCCTTCTGGCTTCATGATGTAGGCAGAAAGCATCCCTTCCACCTTCTTAAGATATTTGTCGAACCATCGGTAGAACATCGGTCGTTCCTTGTCGTTCTCGCTAGTCGGGATAATCTCATCCTGTTTTGAGTCGCTTCCCCGTCTCGCCCTGCCAATCATATTCGTGGTGGCATCAATGTCGTACCATATTTGGTTGGCATAGATGAAAATATGCTTGTCAAAGTAGATGTGTGCTGGTCTCGGCGGACGAGGTAAGAATGGGTTAGGCTCTGGCTTCCATCCTCGCTCTCTCAAAATATGCGTTGGGTGCAATGGGTTAAATTCCATATTATACCTCCTTTGCTACGGTTACTTCCACCTCCACGCTCAGCTTGTCGCTGTGTCTGGAGAACAATGTTACGTATGCCACGCCTGTGTTCTTTGGCTTCAACCAGAAGGCTTGAGGTTCCTGTATGCGGTGAACTTCCAAGATGCTATTGTCGTTGCTTCGTGCCTCAATATCATCTATGGCTCCATCGTCTATGCTGTAAGACAGGGTTACGTCATCCTCGTCTATGCGAATAGTGATTCCGCCGTCCGCATCGCTACCATCCACCTTGGCGGAAAGATGTTGCGTGTAAGGCACCGTTGGCAGCACTGGACCACTCAGCACAAAGCATCTTCTGATGGCTTGCTCGTCCATCGTCATGAAACTTTGGTATGGCTCGGCTTGCTTCTGATTGGTGGTCTTCACCCACCACTGGAATATCATGTAGTCCTCCACATACTTGGCTACCATTCTGGCTAGCGTGTCGGTCAGCGTTCCGTTGCATCTTCTAGAGGCGTTCAGCGTAAACTCCACCACATCGTCCGTCTTGTCAGCGTAGTAGATGATGTTGTCGCCCATGGTCTGCTCGTTCGATACGATGTAGTCGGCGAGGATGGTCTTCACCATTTCTAGGGCAGTCTGGAAGTCATGCGTAAGGGTCTGCTCATGCACGTCCTCCGTACCTGCTGCCTCGTTAAAACTTAGCTTGATAGCCTTGTCATCGGTCGCACCGTCCACCTTTGCTTTCAAGAAGGTGGCGTTCTTGACCTCGTTGAGGACTGCCGACTTTACGATTTGAAATTTTATAATCATAGTCTTTACTTATTTTAATACCACTGGTTTGTTATCCAATATCACTTCCCCTGTCATATCTAGCAAGGTCTTGCCGCTAGGCGAAGGTGGCTCTACTGCATAAATCAGCTTGATAGCCTCATTCAGCTTATCGGTCATACTCTCTGCATATTTCTTGGCTATATCTGGTGCAGTTACACTGGTTACTTGATAGGTAACATAGGAAGAAGCATAGCTTTTGAAATTGCTAGCTATGGCATCGACAAGCCCTGTCTTAGCCCTTCGGCGAGTCAGCACGATGTTTACATTGAAGTCGTTATCCATATAGCAAATTGCCAAGTCGGAAAAGTTGCTTACGAAAGACTCCATGGCTTCTTTTAGATACGACTTCAAGATGTCTTCCTCGGCTGTAGTCAAGGTTACACTTGCAAACAAGATATTCCCCTGCTTGTCTGCCGTCCTCTTTCCGATAATTGAGAGGCTTCTTCTTACCTCGTCTTTGAGGTCGCTGTAATTTACTGTTATCGTTTGAATGATTCCTGCCATACTTTATGCTACTTGATTGTAACCATTGAAGAATTGGTTTACGGCGTTCTGGTCTGCGCCCTGCACAATGCCGTTCTCGTCCACCTGTCCGCCGCCTTGCTGCATAGCCATCTGTTGTTGCTGTGCGTACATCTGTTCCAGCTGAGCCTGCTGCTCCTGCACGCTAGCCAGCAACTTGTCGGCGTATGGCTCGTTCACGTTCTGCAAGTACTGCACAAGGTTGATGGCACCCATGCCGAGCAATTCCTTTAGCTCATCGTTCTGCATCGTGTTGTATGCAGCCGTGGCAGCGGCGTTCTTGATGCTAATCTTAAAGTGAATATCCCTAGCAGAAAGTCGGTCGTACTTATAGATGTTCAGACCGTCCTTGTCGAAAATCTTTCTTCCGTCCTCGTAATATTGCTGAATGGTGGAACATTTCTTCATTGCCAGCTTCTCGGTGAATATCTCCATGTCAGAGAGGATGGTGAAGAGCGAGGTGGTTGCGTTCTGGCTCTCCTGTGCGTATCTTGCCGCCGAGGTTCCTGCGCTTGGGGTCTTGCCCTGCAAGGCTCCGCTTACGTTCGTTACCTCTCTGATAAGGTTTAGTTCGATTTGAAGAAGTTCATTCGTACCGATGTTCACAGCGTTCGATGTGATAATCTCTGGCTTCACGTTCGGCATCGTTCGCTTAGGCGTGTAGAATATCCATCCATCGTATTCCACTGCCTCTTCCATGAATTTCTGCGGACTCTTTCCGTTCAGCACAGTGGTAGGTATCATCTTGAATCCCTTGAAACTGCTTCGTATCGCCATGTCGTTCATCACGATCAAGCGGTTGATGTAACGCTGCTGGTCTATCACGTTCGTCATGAATGGATGAATCTCACCGTTGATGTACGGATAGAGCTTGATGGTGAAAGGATGGCTCTTGTAGTCGTAAGGGGTTTCTCCTTGGCAGAGCACGGTTCCGTCTGGTGCCATGAAGGTATAGAACCAATACTTATCGGCGATGGGTTCCGACTTGATATAGGCTCGCTCGTTCTCGGGCACGCCCATTTCGTCATACTGCTGCTTGCGTTTCTCGTTGTCGCTTTTTAGCTTGGCTATCATAGCCGTATCACTGAGGTCTATGCGGAAGTAGGCATTGTTAGTACTAGTGGCTATCGGGTCGAAGCATTGCAGCCTTGGCTTGGTCTCAGCCGTCCAAACCTCAATCACCCTCGAATAGTGTCTTCCCTTGTTGGAGAAATCAAAGCTGAGGTTGTTTAAGTCCTTCTCCTCGTTAAACTCATATCCGTAGCCATAATCCTCTGCTTGATGAATATCGAAGATTACATTCAGGTCATCTTCCGTCAAGCCATATTCCTGCTTGGCGAATTTCTGGTAAAGGTCTTCTCGGCTTACATCGTGCAAGCATCCTATCAAGCTGATGTCGTTGTGTCTTGGGTCGCTTCCGCACTCGAAAAATACATGGTCCGGCTCCATCATGTCTGTCCAAGAGTCGGGCATTTCCAGCTCCCTGTCCTCCCAGCTCTCCCTAGCCACCATCATTCCTCCTTGCAGGTAGTCCTTTACAAAGTGGTTCAGTAAGTCCTGCATGCCTGTGGTCTGCCAGTTGCATTGCATCGTGGCGCTCATCATGTCGCTCAGTTGTCTGGAGTCGTTGTCCCTCGCAAAGCAGACAGGCTCTGTGCCTTGCTTGGCATATAGACCTGTGATTGATTCCAAGATGCTCACCATGATGTTGTTGCTCATCGGGGTCTGGTTGCGCTTCTCCATATATGTGCGCTCGCTCATTTCTTCCCAATAGCCGTTGTGATACACTCTGATGGTATCGCTCCATTGGTCACCGTTGCAGTATCTCATGGTTCTCGCTCTGGTCTCACGCACACCGCTAAGGTTGTTCCAAGCATTTCGGCATCGGGTCAGAAGCTCCCAGTCCTTGCCGTGCTCTTGTCGGCGTTTGCGAGCCTTCACCGAGTCGTACTTGTTATGCTGTGGCATCACCTCGCTGAGTGTCAGTAATCTTGCTTTTGCCATATATTCTTACACATTATTAATAATATTGCGCAAAAATACCCCAATTTGAACCTTTCTTTGTCGATACCACGATTACCCATAATTGCGAATCGTGGTATCGGTAAAATGCCTTTCATTTCTTTGCATCTTTGCGGCAAATTTAAATGTTTAATTTCTACGATAGTAGATAATTGATTCAAAAAAAATGACAGAAGAAGAAAAAGCAAAACAGAATGCAGATGGTACAGCCGAGGCTGCTGCACCTGCTCAGTCTTCCGAATCTACACCTCCAGCAGATGAGCGACCTAACCGCACGGCGTTCTCCAAGCGTTTCGCCAAGCGACACTCAGATGTTGACTTCGAGGATAAGGAAGCACGCTATGGTGCAATGAATGATGATGCCGACCTTCTTTCTCGCTATGAGGAGAGCGGTCAGGCACTTTCCAAGGTGTTCGATAAGCACAAGTGGTTGGCAGCTCTCGCCATGGATATGGAAAAGAATCCTGAGGATAATCCTTTTGATGCCATGGCTCGCTTGGGCATTGACATTCGTACGTTACTCGATGATCCTGAGGGTGGCAAGAAACTCGCCGACATTCTCACCAAGCACAACGAGGCAGTAACGGAACAGAACGAGGCTTCCGAGCGAGTGGGCGAGAACATGAAGAAGTCCTTGCAGCGGCTTATTAAGCTTTACCCAGACGAGGCACAGGACATGTGGAGCCAGATTTACGAAATCCACGACCAAGTGGAGAGCGGCGACATTCCCGATGACGTTTGGAAGATGCTTCACAATGCCAACAATTACGATTCCGACATTTCTTCCGCCCGAGACGAGGCTGCCATGCAAGCTCGAAACGAGAAGATTCAGAATAAGGTTCGCTCGTCCGCTTCCGAGGGCATCCCTCCTTCACTCTCTAGCTCTGGTGCAGGTAACAAGCCAGCGACCAAGAAGAGCGAAAAGAAGAGCGGTTTCTTTGAGGGTCTTACCTATTAAGTAATATTAATCCATAAATATAAGTAAAAGATGAAGAAAGTAATTAATTATTTTTCTAGTGGTCAGTTCATCTGTAAGATGATTCTGATGCTTCTTGCTGTGGTCACTGGCGGTGGCTTGATGGCAATGGCTGATACAGCCGAGCCAACTACGCAAATAGGCGATGAGGGTCATGAGCCTTCATCCAAGGAAGATGCAGCTACCGAGCCTGTTGACACAAATAAGTCAGATTTAATTGCGCCTGGAGGCAAAGCCGAGGGTCAGGACTTGACTGGCACACAGGCTTCCGCAACCCAGATTCGCAAGGGTGGACTTGCCGAAGAGGATTGGGAAAGTGAGGTAGAGAAGTATCGTCCTTTCAAGACTCCATTGTTGCAGATTATCCGCAAGATTACCAAGACGGTTCCTTGTAATGGCTACGAGAAGAAGCACGCACGTGTCGGTGGTGATACACTTGACGGTATGACTACTAAGGAAATTACAGCTGTAGGCGCAGGTAGTGTCATCAAACTCAGCAAGTCTAACTTCTCAGGCTCTCTGCTCCCTCTCTACAAGGGTAGTACCGTTATCGTTCCTTCTGTAGCTGGTTACGCTCAAGGTTCTAAGACCAAGTTGAAGGGTCGCTTGAATCTCTTGGTTATCGACAAGACCAAGGACGAGGTCACCTTGCAGGCACTCAATGGTCCAGCCGAGGCAGAAGGCACCATCGGTGAGACACTCGACACGATGGGTTGTCCTGCAATTCCTGCCAACAGTCGCATTCTCTGCGCCTCAACCATCCTCTCTGAGAGCCAGATGCAGGTTCCGCCAGAGAACTACCAGCCTCGTTCAGAGGAGGTGTACTTGCAGAAACGTGCATTCTCCATCATCTTCACCGAGGAGTTTGAGAAGATTAAGAAGAAGGCACCTCACACCGTTGCTGACATGAAGGAGAATGCTCTTACTAACTTCTTGCTTCGTCAGGAACGCACATATCTCTATGGCACCAAATTGAAGTTCTTGATGGAGACCAAGGACGGCGCACAGGAATATGCTTATTCTGCCGAGGGTATCATCAATCAGTTGACCAACTCTTATGGCATCGGAGATACCTATACCTTCGCCGACCTTATCGCCATCGCCAAGTTGATGTTCACCGACTTTGCCGAGTCTGATGAAATGTATCTCTTCTGCGGTAAGAACGCCATTGAGCGACTGATGAAGATTGAACTTCCAAAGGGTCGTGATGTAATGTTCGATACAGTTAAGGAGTTCGATATTACCTTCAACCGCTTCAAGTGCAGTTATGGTACGCTCAACTTTGCTTGGGATAGCACACTCGACTACATGGATTTGGAGGACTGCATGATTGGCGCTGACTTCAAGGGTGCTCGCCACTACGTCAAGGAGAAGGGCAAGGAGAAGACCAACGACCTTTCTAAGGATGGTTACGATCCACGTTTGGCTAAGCGTTACATGCATTGGGAGGCTGACTGCGTAGCTCTCCGTGGCTACAACAGCATTCTCGTAGGTCCAGAGAACAAGATTTCTACGCTTGGTGCAGCTGGTGTTATCAACAACATCGTTTCTTTGAGCACGCTCCCTAAGACACCACATGAGGGTATGATTGTAGCTTTGACTGCCGATTATACCGACACGACATCGGATAGTGGTAGCACAAAGTACGAGAAGGAAAACATCTACATCTACAAGGGTGGTAAATGGGAAATCTTCTCGGGTCAGCTCATTGCAGCCTAGTTATATATATCAAACAACAAGGACTAGCCAACCCCTAGTTCCTTGTTGCTCCAAATAAAGATTTAGCAAAATGATTAAAACATATAGATACAACGCCAACCGAAATACGGTAAGTCATATTCTTCAAGGAAAGAATGGCTTGACGGTTCGTTTCAACTTCGAGCGAGGAAATGTAGTAACCAAGCGTAAGCCAGAGCTTATCTTGAAAAATAAGTTTTATCAGGACTTGCTCGAAAGCAGCGAACTGTGCAAGCAAGGTTTGGTCTCATTGGTTAGCTCCATCACCGAGCCATCCGATGTAGTGGATGATACGCCGACCGAGAAGAAGCAGGAGCCAACCGAGGAGGTAAAGAATATCCGTACCGCCGCTGATGTTATTGCTTACGTCAACGAGCGTTTCGGTAAGGATTACAGAACGCTTGCCAAGGCGATGAACCAAGCTTCAAAGTCGGGAATCATCTTCCCAGACTACAACGAGTAACAATATATATAATAAGGTGAAATGAAAGTGTCTGACATCATAAAGGAAGTGCGTTGGCGCATAGACGAGGAATCCAACAATATCTCGGACTTGGCAGAAGTCACGGATGAGAAGGACGATTCCTATATGGACAATATCATAGAGGCGAACATTCCAGATGCTCTGCATTGGATAGCCATCACCGCCACATCTTCTTCCGCACTCTCTGGTTCTACCACGACAACCAAGAAGAACGAGGATTCTTCCACGGAATCCAAGAAGGAGAGCGTTTCATCTACAGCATCTACCACCACAACCATACAGGTGGAATCTTACGAGGATAGCGAGGATATAGGGGTTATCACAATGCCAGAGAGCGTTTCTGTTTTCAATATCAATCGTGTTCGAGGCAAGGGATGGCACAAGGCAGTAGTGCCAGTGGAAGATACAGACGATGAAGCCTTGATGATGTTCGATGATACTGCCAAGGGAACTTTCGATAGACCGCTAGCAGCCATCATGCGAGTCAATCCGCTCAAAGTGCTCATTCAGCCAAAGCCATCAGACGATGGTTCCGTTACCATTTCCTACGTGGGAGTGCCGACCGACCTCACAACATCTGACGGTGAGGAGAAGACGGTGGAAATCTCCGACACCTTCAAGGGCGCATTCATCCATTATCTCGCCTTCCTGTTGCTCTCTGCCTACAATGATACCAAGGCTAGCCAGATGTACACGATTGCCTTGCAGCAGCTGGGCGTAAGTCAAACCTCAAAGTAATAAAGTAGTATGGAGTATGTATCAACCAACTATAGCGAGGAAGAGCTTGCATGGGTATCTCCAGAGATTACCTTGCATCGTGACATCTATCTGATGGTTACCTTGCAAACTCCAGGCAAGCTTGTCATTCGCCAAGATTGCGGCGATGGCAGAAAGCCCAAGGCTCCCCTCTGTCCACACAAGAACACGACCGAGTTCAAGCTTCGCATCCGTGTAATGCCAGAGACCATAAAGATTCAGTTATTCACCTCTTCACAACCAAAAGAAATCAAATATGCCTACATTTAGAGACGATATTAAAACAGGTAGCATGGTGTCGATGATGAAAACAGACGACATCAATGACCAAGCCATCACCAACGAGAAGTTGGGTGACCAGTCTGTTGATGGCAGAGTCCTTCGTGAGGAAAACGTGGAGACCAAGCATCTTGCCAACGAGAGTGTGACCACCGACAAGGTTGCCACCAAGTCCATTACTGAGGATAAGTTAGCAGATAAATCTGTAAATACAGAGCAAGTTAAGAATGGTAGTATTACAACTTCAAAGCTTGCTGATGCTTCTGTATCAACAGAAAAGATAGCTTCTAGGAGTGTAACCAATGATAAAATTGCATTGAACTCTATTTCTAGAGCAGAGCTAAGTTCTAGCGTTAGAGCATCAATAGATGCCAAGGCTAATACAGAGGATGTCAATAATTCTCTTTATAATTTAAAGAAGGAATTAGGTAATAGGGTCGTTGTAGAAGGAGATGTTGTAAATTTACCTGACGATGAGGATTTGGTATCTGTGGAAGAATCAAATCAGAAGGTATTGAAATTTGCAGACAAGCCCTATTTACCACAATTATTTAGTGGGAAAGGGCATGTGATACTACGTAAAAATATTCAGAAAGTATCTATACCCGTAATTACCATTACAGTGAACAGTATTCCAAGTGCAGATGGTAATTTAACTTTTGTCATTGATGGTATAACCACAAATATATCTGTATCTAAAGATGTTGAATCAACTGTAGACTTGATAGCTCAGAAGATAGCTTCTAAGTTACAAATAACTATGCCTGTATATACTGTAATAAGTTCTGGAATGTTGGTCACTCTTACAAGCAAATATTCAGGTAATTTGTATTCTACCTCATCATTCTCTGCAAATTCTACTGGGGTAAATTGCAATATAGTAGAACAGTACCAAGAAGTGTATAGAAATATACTTACTTCATCCATGCTTTCTGCTACAAATACAATATATGAGGTGAGATATGATTTTGACTTAAATAGAGCTAAATTATTTAAAGATAATTCAAATAGTTATATTGAATATGCAGGGGGAAAACTTTGTAATGGAAGTATTCAAGTAACTAACTCATTTGGTGTTGACTTTAGGCTATTCGGGGATAATATCACTTTATTAGGATATGATTATAATATTACAAAAACGCATGCCAATTTAAGTGATAGCTATATACGGATTCTATTAGATGATTTACCGGGTGTGTTGTCAAAATACAACATAGTAGAAGGTGAAGGTGTTTATGATAATGCAGAAAAAATAAATAAATTAGTAAATGATAGTATTTTTAAAAACATAATATGTTCATATAAGTCTGTTTCTATTGTGTTTTCACGCAAAAAAGAGCCCTATATTTTTTATAACTCTATATATATGTTATACTATTTAGACAGCGGAATTACAACTAGATTAGTTATTAATAACGATTTAATATATGATTGCAAAAACTTAATATCCCCATCTTTAGATGAGGTCAATTCACCTAATTATAAAGCGAAGAACTTTTCCTTTATACACACAGATGCTGTACATATATGTGGTAATTATACTAAAAATGGAAAAATAAGACTTATTACTATAAGTACTAGAAATATAGGACATCTAATTTATTATGAAGGAGTTGGAGATAACATATATTCATCTTTTTCTCTTGCTCCTTTTAATCTTTCAAATACATGTCTTTCTATATCAAACATTAGCATTGATTCCTTTTATCATGGGTTAGGAACTTCTGCTAATATAATTAAAAATGTTATTGTGTCAAACATTTTTGGTGACAATGGAATAACAATATCTAAAAATAGCTACCTACCAAATTTAGCATCAAAAGTAATAAATTG